GCAGAAATGCTGAAAGGTTTACAAAATGCTCAACAAGGAACAGGCCCAGAAGGTGGCCCCGCTGGTCAACAACCAACGGGCATGGGAGGGGCTGGAGGCGTACCTCAAGGACCTCCACCAACTGACAGTTCGGGGGTTGGTGACGGCACAGTCGGAACCGGAGTTGCGCCAGCTGCAGGGGAAGACGGCTTTACTGGAAATCCTCCTCAAGTTGAAGGATAACCACGCAGAGGTAATTAGGAATGGCTAACAGCTTTCTTGACGGTAACGAGTTTGGAGCTACCCAGTCTGCTGCTGCCCCTGATGCACCTACAGTAGGAGGTCTACCTCAACTAGGAGCGTATAGCACTGGTATCCAGTTAAAAAAACCGGAAGATATACTCCCTAATTTGGTAGGACAATCGTTCAATATCCCATCAATTAACGTTGATCTGTCATCTATTGTTAACGACGTAGCAGATTCTGTAGAAGATCTTGAGCTTCCGAGTTACGATACAGTCGAAGAGAAAGCTGAAAAAGAGGGTATTGATCCTGTAGAATGGGTAGATGAAAACATCATAAAACCTATCGATCAAAACCTCGTACGTCCAATCGATCAAGGCATTGAAGATTATGTTGTTGATCCTGTCATAGACAACATAATTAAACCTACAGGAACAGCAGTCGGCAACTTCTTCACGGGTATTAACACCAACTATCTTGATCCAGCATTTTCAGGTTTTACAACTCCTAAATTCATAAAAGACCTTGAGGCTATGGGTGGAGAATTTATCGGTGCTGCAGAGGGTATAAACAACTTTAAAAAAAATCCAAACAGTGCTACTGCCGCCGAGTTTCTCAATAGCATAGACAAGATATATGGAACCGCTACTGGACAAGGGGCTGCTCAAATAAAGTTACCTGAACTTGAACTAATCGAAGGTGCAGGTGGTGTCACGGGTGATCAGACTGTAGAGGGTTCTAGGCTTTTTAACGCTGAAACAATTAAAAACGTTCAAAATGTTGCAGGTATGTACAACGTAGTGAACTACATAGAAAACCCTACTGTTGAGGGTTCCGCAGCAGTGTACGGAGATCTTCTCCACTTATCAGAGCAATATGCTCCCGAAGTCTATGATGTATTAGGGGCGGATAAAGCAGCTAATGTGGTAGGCGAACTAGCTAATATTGTCAAAGTGTTTGACGCTGTACAAGCTCTTGAGGGTGGCATAGACGGTATTGGTGAAGCATTGACTGTAACGTCTGGAATATCCGCAGGAGCCTCTGCCGCAGTCAGTCTTAACTTAGCTGCTGAAACAGGAATAGCTAACACAATAGGTGGATTAGCAGGACCTCTAGCAATCGCATCACTAGCGCACATGGCGTATCAATTAACAAAAGATCAAGACTTTCCTCGCTCGTTTGCGTCTATAGAGTATGACCCAGAGTATAGCTATCAATCCGGCTACTATGGCTATAAAGATGAACTTAACCCTAGCGGTAATTATATTTATGCACTCGATGAGTTGACTGGTAAAAACTCTGGTGGTTATGGCCCATTTAAATACGGAGAAGGTCGTTCGATTGATGGAGGCGATAGAACTAAAACAGATAGCTCTTTAATGGCTTCTCAAGAATTTGCTAACTGGATGGTTACAGGTTTGGGTTATGAGGTAGATGAAGCAGCCTTTAAAAAGTTTGCGGAAGATGGTTCAAACTTTGTAGGCGATGGTGATATTGGATATCTTCAAGCTAGGCACGGTTATAAGGGTATTAAGAAAGACGGATACGAACTTACAGTTGATATGATAAATAAGGGAGTGTTTGTTAAAACCGATGACACAGTTGTCTTAGACCCAGAAGATTGGAAAGCATCTCTGACTCATTTGAAAGAAGCACAAGGCAATCCTGATTCCTTTTTATACAAAAAACTGGCAGACATCTCAGATCCAATAAAAGGTGAGCTACGTGAAGAGATCGACTCTATAAAACAAAACATAACGCAGAGTGCGACAAACATAGCAGAACGCCAAAAAGAACTTCAAGAAAATCCTGAGTTAGCAGCAGAAGAAATTAAGAATACATTAGTACAGGGTGTTTTTGATGCAAAGGGCTCTCTTGAAGATAAAATATCTGCAGTAGAAAATATTATAGCAGTAGATACCCAGACTATAGTTAACTCTGCCTTTGACCCGATGAAAGCTATACAAGAGGCTTATGGTTTCAAAAGTTTAGGAATACCCGAAGACCCATACACTAGAACACAAGAATCAGCGGCAGTCGGCTTCTCAGGCTCTCCATTTGGATTCTACGGAACACTACCTTACATAGGATAATTACTTTGTCTATATACGACGTATTACAGTATGAACCCCCGTTTAAACGCGAAACTGCAAAAGATAGCCTCTTCATGCAGAAAGTATATCCGCAGTTATACGGTTCTAAATCTTCAGGTACGAAGAGTCAAGTATCTGCACTTATGGCACAAGAGGGCATGAGAGTTCCCGGAGAAGCTCCTCCTCAAGAAGCAGCCAACGGCCCCGCTTCTGGTGTCATAGGCGACGAGAACGCCACTCCTGCTGAAACAGTCGCTGACGACATCCCTATGGATGTTCCTGAAGGGTCTTTCATCATCAACGCCGCCGCTGCAGAGGTAGCAGGATATGGTGATATCAAGACAATGATTATGGATGCTGTTGGCGTTGCTCGTCGTCTTGGTGTTGAGATATCTACAGGTGACGAACAGGTAGGCGATGAAGAGGCAGTTGACCTGCTCGTGTCAAAAGGAGAGGTCTACATCGAACCTACTCTCGCAAAGATTATCGGCTACGACGTACTCGAAAAGATTAACAACAGAGGTAAACGTGAAGTAGCCCGCCGCCAGCAAGAAGCTGAAGCGCAGCAACAACAAGAACAACCCGCACAGCAAGCTCCTCAAGCTCCTCAAGAGGTTGTTCAGGAAGCTCCTCAGATGGCACAAGCGGGCGGATTCGTAAAAAAAAAGTTCGCTGATGGAGGAGAATCTTCTTTTTCACCAGCCGTAGTAGATCCGTTTACCGCTACAAAAGAACAACGTATTTCAGAGGGTAAGCGTCTTGCGAACGAAGGATTTGCATCAACTGATCGCCCAGATGTTCTTCGCAGAAGACATCCTAGTAATTCTTACTTAACAAGTTATCTTAACTTTTCAAAAATTAATGATGATGTGATATTTCCGCTAATGTCTCTGTACATGGAACAGCCCGATAAACCCATATCAGATATGTTTAGTTTTGGGGACAGAAATGTCCGTTCAGGTGTTGAACCTGATAGACTCCAGCCTGTCAGAGGAGGTAGTAGAAGAGGTGTATACGGTATAGACGAGGATGTAGTTAAATTAATTCCAGATCCAGAAGCCTCTGACTTTACCAATGTAGATCCTAAATACATGACATATTTAGGTGATCCTTCAATTAGTAGACCCTTTCAAACAAGACTTGACGAAGATATTACTGCGGCACATGAAATGCTTCACGCATCTCTTGGCAGACCCATTGGGTTTTTAGAAGATGAAGTGTCACAAAAAGAGGGTTACAGTGATTTAAGAGACAGAGTAGAACATAGGATAATTAATTATCTCATGCCAAAATCTGTACTGGACAACAAGAAAGTGTGGCTTGATGCTTACGGAGAGAACGAATACAAACATCAACTTGCAAATGAAAGTTTTAATACACTCCTTAAATTGATAAATGATACAGAAGGTACAAGCGGTAAAGAATTATTTAATGATCCGAAGGTAAAAGAACTTCAAAACGTTCTCTTTAAAAATCCTGAAGATAAATTTTCTTTGCTCCGACCATCGACTGAAGAATTAGAGGGCATTTTAAATAAATTTCTAAAAACGTACGAAGACACATATAAAGGTGGTCGTTCTGATGTAGATAATTTTATTAAATCAGTAGATTTTGAAAAAGTCCGTGAAATGACCGGGACAGAACAAAGTAAAAGAACAATACTAGATAGCAAACAGCGCACACAAACAGATCCTGATGTTGATGATGCTGCTGAAAAAATTAAAGATATTATAACAAATAAAAAGAATTCTGGGGGATTCGTCCCCAAGAAATAGGACAGCTACCCGTAGCCAGCGGCCCTGTCTATATCACTAACCGAAGCAGCTACCCTTAATTGGCCCTGCACAGGAGAAGTAACATGGCAAAAGCAAAAGGCCACCGCGCCAACAAACCAAACGATTCCTTTGGAACAATCAACAACACTGGACTTTATCGTGGTTCTTACCGTGACGACGTATATAAGGACGAAGACGATGAACAAGTAGAAGCCCAAGAAGCGGACCCCTCTCAGGAGGCTACTCCCGAAGAACAAGGCTTCTCTGATAAAAAGTCAGAAGACGTAGACTACAAGAAGCGATACGACGATCTCAAACGCCACTATGATACAAAACTATCAGAGTGGAAAGACGAGAAAGCCGATCTCGCCGCACAAGGGGAATCATCTCCTGAACTTGATGTGCTCACACGACTCAAAGCTCCTAAGAGCCTAGAAGAGTTAGAGCAGTTCAAACAGGAATATCCCGATGTCTACGGTATTGTTGAGACAGTATCTGCCCTGAAAGCGGACAGTCAGTTGGGAGAACTTCGTAGTGAAGTCGAACAACTACGAGCCCGTGAACAGGACATGGAAGTACAGAAAGCCTACCAAGAGCTTCTACGTCACCATGAGGACTTTGATGACCTCCGCAATGACGAAAAGTTTCTTGCATGGTTGGATGAACAACCTTCATCTTTGAGCGATGCTATTTATAAGAATAACACCGACGCAAAGATGGCAGCACGTGTCATTGATCTTTATAAGGCTGACACTGGTTTGTCGAAGAAAAAAAGAGGTAGACCATCTGCATCTGCTGCAGACTCCGTAACTAAACGTCAATCAAAAGAGGTTAACGTTAACGGTGACGGCGGGCAGCGAGTGTGGAAAGCCTCAGAAATAGGCCGCATGAAACCTCACGAGTTCGAATCTAACGAAGCGGAACTTGATAAGGCTCGTGCAGAAGGGCGCATAGACTACAACGCTTAACCATCATATATAACATGGAAGGATAATAAGATGGCTTTCGATAGTGCATCAGGTTATAACAACCTGCCTTCCGGTAATTTTACACCGGAAATTTTTAGCCAGAAAGTTCTCAAGTTTTTCCGTCGTGCTTCGGTTGCAGAAGATATTACGAATACCGATTACGCTGGCGAAATTGAAAACTTTGGCGACACAGTTCGGATCATTAAAGAACCGACAATTACTGTATCTAGCTACTCACGTGGCTCAGTGGTAAACCCTCAAGACTTGGCTGACGATCAGATTACTATGGTTGTTGACCAAGCAAACGCTTTCGCGTTTAAAATCGACGACATTGAAGAGCGTCAATCCCACGTCAACTTCGAAGCTCTTGCTACTTCTTCAGGTGCATATTCCCTGAAGCGCAAGTACGACGCAGTTGTCTTGGATCAAATCGCAACTGACTGTGGCCTTAACGGTGAGTCTGGTGCTTCTGTATCTACAGTCGCAGGTATCGGTACTCTCGGTTCTGCTCTGGATATCGGTGGTGCTTCATCTCCGGGTGACACTGCTGTGAACACAATGTTGAAAATGGCTGAGTCCCTTGACAACCAATCTGTTCCAGAAGAGAACCGCTGGTTCGTTGCTCCCCCAGCTTTCTACAAGCACCTCTTCTCAGCTGGTGCGAAGTTTGCCGAAGTTCAGGTAACTGGCGACGCAACTTCCCCACTGCGTAACGGTCTTGTAGCGTTGGGCAACATTGCTGGCTTCCAGTGCTATAAGTCTACTGCTCTCGTTTCTACGGGTGCTGTTGATCAGGTAACACTGACAGGTCTGGCAACAGACGGCTCAGAGAACATTATTCTGGGTGGTCACATGAGTTCGACTGCTACAGCTTCGCACATTGCGAAGACTGAAGTTGTTCGTTCAACTGAAACCTTTAGTGACATCGTTCGCGGTCTTCACGTGTTTGGACAAAAAGTCCTTCGCCCTGAAGCAATCGTTCGTGGTGTCGTTAGCTTAGACTAGGGAAGGACTAAATCATGGCTACATATTCAGTCACCGATAACGGTGTAAATATTTCAGCAGGGGCAAAGCCCTACATGCAAGAAGTCGTTTTAGATTTTTCCACGACTAATCTAGCTACTAATGAAGACATCGACGCTCTTCAGATTCCAGCCAATACGCTGGTTCTCTGTGTCGGTCTTGAACTGGTAACGGCAAGCTCTAACGCTGGTACAATCGACGTTGGAGATGGTACTGCGGCTGACACATGGGTCACTGACCTTGATGCAGACGGCGCAGTGGGTATTCAGGAAACTGGTTCTGCCGCTAAGTTTTACTTGGCTGCTGACACCATTGACGTGAAAGCCATCACCGCAGACATGGACGGTAAAGTTCGTGTATTCGCAGTGATGATCCCAATGAACGCTGCTGGTACAGCGGCAGCATTTGCCTAAATAAACTGAGGCGGGGGGGTCTTCGGGCTCCCCCAAATCACTGGAGATACTATGGCAGAAAAAAAACCACGCAAAAAAGCTGAGATGCCAAAACGCAACAAAAAGAATTTTCGCTCCACCAAGTCTGGTGCGGGCATGACAAAGGCGGGCGTAGCTGCCTACCGCCGTAAAAATCCCGGTAGCAAGTTGAAGACTGCTGTAACTGAGGACAAACCTAAATCAAAAGCCCGTGCAGCACGTCGTAAATCATACTGTGCACGTTCTGCTGGGCAGATGAAGAAGTTTCCTAAAGCGGCTAAGAACCCTAACAGTAGGCTCAGACAAGCCCGTAAGAGGTGGAAATGTTAAATACACTAATTGGACCAGTCACTAATCTCGCCGGAACTTGGATGAAGAACCGTGCTGAGAAGGCTCAAGCCAAACAAAAACTTGCCGTTGCCAAGATCGACGCCCAAACAA